CTTCTGCTAAGTCGTCAACTCCTAAACTCTTTACGATGCGTAAATAGTCTTCGTGATGTTCTGCAACTTTACTAAGCCATTTCATTGATTAGTATTTAAACAAATGTAGTGATTATTTTCTAATAGTATAAAGACGTAGTTTTTAACGAAACGTTGTTAACAAAAAAAAGCGCACATTTCTGAACGCTTCTCCGATTTGCACACACTTAAAAAGGTAAACCGCTATCGGGCAAGTCTTGTAAGTTTTGTTTAGGATATTCTGCTTCCGCTTCTGCTTGGTAAGGTTCTGAAAACTTCAAGCTAAAATATTGCTTACCGTTCTTTGATTCGTTTAACCATACTGCTACGTCTTTGGCTTTGCCGTCTATCATTGCTTTACCTTTGTAGTCTGGGTGCTGCTCCGTCTTTTTGTAGTCGTTCTTAAAAATTGCACCTGTGTTGTCTTTCTGTTCCATTTACTTTATTGTTTTACTTAAAATGTATGCGCTTAACGTCTTTCGTGTGCGCCTTGCTTTCAATTCTAAAAGCTTCTTTTCTTCGTCTGTTACTCTTAATGTAATGACTTTACTTTTTCGTGTTTTCATTCAATTAGTGTTTGGTAATATTCACGACATTCTTTTACTCTGTCGTAGATTGCTTTTACTACGTCTTTGTCATATCTTACCTCAAACGTTTTTATTCGTCTTTCTGCAGGTATGTTGTCGAAGTTGTGCTGCGCTTCAACGTGTGATCGCAGTTCTTCGTTTTCGTCTATTAAGTGTTCTTTCCAATGCGCACGTCTTACTTCGTCTTCTACCATAAGTTCTGGCGTGTTGATCAAGCAATAACATAAGAACGCTTTGCGTTTACCTGTTAAAGCCATATAACCTTGCAGTTGGTAGTAGTAGTCTTTGTTAGGTATGTCTTCTGCAAAGAATGGAAACGTTGTAGCATCCCAAGAAGATTTAACGTCTAAGATTATGTCCGTATTCACATCGGGTGTACCTGTTAGAAAGTCATTAGTAAAGTGTTCTTCGTTCTTGTACATAAATCCCAAGTCTAAAACGCTTTCGCATAGCTTTATACCATCTTCTTCTACTTGATTACCTTTGTCTGTGTACCTACTGCTAAACTCTTTACGCTTACCGTACATTTCTTCTACTGCAAGTTCTTGTAAGTATGTCTTAGTAGTCTTGCTTAGTGTTTCGGTTTTACTTCGTGAATTGGTCATTATTTTACCAATAGAAGAACATCTGATTTTTAACATAATTCAAGTGCTTTAGATTGTGAAGTAGTTAGTGCAAACTTGTCTGTAAGTTTGTCTTTTGTGATTTTGCCGTCTTGTACTGCTTTTAACGCATCTTTAAAGCGTGGTGCAGTTAGCTTGTCTTTCTTAACTACAGGTACTTGTTCACCTGCTGCATCCGTGTCTTTGTCAGTTACTAAACCAAGCGCAGAAGATAGTGCGTAACGTCTAAAGTATGTAACGCCACTACCGAAGCTTTGGTAGTCGTTCATACCTTTTAGTGTTGCTTGTGGAATAAGCGTGTTACTTTCTAACGTTTCACCACTTTCTACGTGAAAAATAATAGTGTTTAAGTAGTTGTCTTCTTCGTGTGTGTTAATTAGTTGCGTAAATCCTAGACCGTGTTTCTCTAATAACGGATTAATTTTGTCGAATATCGTAGGCAAGTCTGCATACGAATAGCCATAACCTTTTGTGCCTTTAAATATTGGCTTTACTTCTTGCTGAAAAGCTGCAAGTGCTTTAAATAAATGTTTCATAGTGTATTTAATTAAGTGTTTGTGTATACAAATATAGTGTTTTTATTTCATATCTTTTACTTTTTGTTTGTACAATTCTATTATGTCTTTTAATTCTTCACGTGTGTACTTGCGTGTCTTGTGTGCTTCTTCGTGTAGTTTAAATAGTTCTTCGCCTCCTATTCGTTTTTCTATACCGATTTGGTAGTTTAATAGATCACCGCTTTTATCTTTGTTGCACGGTCTACTACATTGTGCGTGAGTATTAAAAACCGAAAATCTGACTGAAGCGTGTCCACCTGCCGAATAGTAATGACCGGCATCTATATTGCCTTTGCGTAATGGCTTACCACAAGAAATACACGGATAACCTTTCGCTTCATCTCTTGCTCTTATATATGCATTAAAATAAGTCTGTGCTTTTTTAGTTAAGCTTTGCACCGTTTCAAGTTCTTCTTTCAATTGCTTCTTTTCTTTCTTCCAATTCTTGACCTTTGCAGTTTCTACCCATACTTTAACGCATTCAGACTTAAAGCAATATTTTTGGTTAAAGTGCTTGGCTTCGTATTTGTCTTTGCAGTTTTTACATCTAGGCATCGTCTTTTTGAAATATGTAAACTTCTTCTACGTTGCAATCTATGTTAGTGCAAAAGTGTACGTTTATTACTCCTTCGCCTTCTAAATTAAAGTCTTCGTATTCGTGTTGTTCTTGCCATTTTATTGGCTCTCCGCATTGTGGGCATTTCATAATTCTAATTTAGCATCGTTAATAATTTCTTTTAGCTTGTCTATTTCGTGTTTATGTTCTGCTATTATTATCTGATTTCTAAGATTAGCTTTACATTCCAGGTAGTATTCTATTTCAAAGTCTCTAAAAACAGAATTAAAATGCTCTATGTCTTGTAAGCTTTCTTTCATAGAATTTATTAAGTCTGTTCTGCTTTCGTGTTTTTCTACAAGTTCGTCTAAACTGTCTTTAAACTTTATGATCGTAGTCTTTAAGTTTATCTTTGCTTTTAATATTTCAAGTGTGTTCATCTTATTTTTTTTAGTGGGTTTATGCCTCCTATTTCAAAACCTAAACCTCTGTTAAATTCACAAAAAATATAGTCTTCTAACAAAGTTTGTTGTCCTCCTGTATCTGTGTCTTTTATTTTGTCTACAGAAATTAAAGTTACATATTTCATTGATTCGTGTTTTACTAGTCTGTGTATTACTAAGAAGTCATCGCATCTATTTAAGAAGCTTTTACCTCCTTCTATGTGTGCAGCCATTGGTGGTTTAAGGTGACCTGCCCAATTATGACCTACAGGAAATATGTTACCACCTCTACCACTTTCACTTGTTGGGTGCGTGTTTATGTAGATAGTCTTGCCTGTTTCGTTTACAAATTGTCTTGCCATATTTAAAAATTCATAGTTGCCTTCGTAACCCATCTTTCTATCAAGTCCTGTGTATGGGTCTATCAAACAAGCATCTGCATCTGACTGCCTAAACAACTCTAAAAGTTCTGCAGGTTTGTAAAGCTTTGAATTGTCTATGAAGTCAAAGTATTGCTCTAAGTAAGTAGCTGCGCTTGTTATTTGTTTATGGCTTAAAGTCTTGTAAGGTTTACCTGTGTACATTTGTATCATATCACGAAGTATCTGTCCGTAGCTATTTTCTCCTGCCCATAAGCAAAACTTAAGTTCGTGTTTAAGTGCAAGTGTCAAGAAGTACCAAAAGACGAAATAAGACTTACCTACGTTATCGTGTCCTAAAATTATATTTAGTTGTTTAGGTTTAAATACTATGTGCTTGTCAAGTTCGCATCCTAATTCTAAACCTTGCTTTATCTTACCGTCTCTGTAGTCTAGTAAGTATTTTATCTGTTCTCCTTTTCTAAGCATATCCTAACCTTTTTGCTTTTTGTGTTAATTTATCTTCTTCGTTTTTTGGTTCTTTCTTTAACCAATTCTTTGCAGTCAAATATAATGATTTGTATTTCTTGTTGTTTTTAAAGTTCTCTATGCTATCTAAACACGAATCTATCTGCTGCTTATTGTAGTCTGCTTCAAGCTTCTTAAACTGTTCTAAAGACATAGACAAATGAGCGAAGCTCCTATATGTTTCTTTATCACTTACACTACCACTTACACTTACACTTACAGTAGACGAAACTGAACGGTCGTTAACGGTCGTTGCATTTCGTTTGCGAACCTCTGCGCTTTTCTTTCCTGCTGCTATTCGTTGTTCGTGTTGTTTAGTCCATTTCTTTAAGTCACGCTTTAAACTTTGTTTAATTGGTTCAAAGCATACCTGTGTAAGCAAGTCTTCAGTAGTTGGGTTTAAGTCGTTAACGTATTCTAAAACGTGCTTAAACAACTTTCCTGCTTGGTCGTCACTTAGCTTCTGAACCGTGTGTATTAAGTCGCAGTAAAGTAAAAAGCTTTTCTTATTGTCTGCCATAAATTAGTGTAAAAAAAAAGTGTAGCGCTTTCGGTGGGTAGGAACACTTACTAACGCAACACTTAAAAAATTTGATTGTCCTACCAACATTGCAAATATAATTAAATTTCTATTAAATCATTTTTATTCCAAAAATATTCTGGTTTGTATTTTTTTACACCTTTCACCGTTCCATCCCAATATCTGCCAACCGTTAAAACATCCGTATAATAAACTCCTTGATAATTTCCTTCAACGTGATTAAAAACCATATACACTTTTAATTTAGTTTTTAAAGCTAAATCTTTGTAATGTTTGTAATGTTTGTAATTACATCCTGTTTCTATTACACCTTTAAACTCTACCCATTGTTTTTTGCTTTTAACTTCAACAAAAATACTTTTTCCATTTTTAAAGCACATTAAATCTGGACTTGTAAAACTTTCATTTAAACTTATTATTTGCGGTGAAAGCTCATCACTAAATTGATATAAAGGCATAATATTATAACCTTTTCTTATTAAAATTTCAGCTATTTCTTTTTCGCCTTCTTGCCCAAATGCTAACTTTTCTTTAAAATTGACCTTGTTCTGCACCATAATGTTCCCAGTTTTTTCGTGTTTGTCTACTAAAATAATCTAATTTATTTCCTATGCACATACGTTCAACCATTTGATAAAATGCTTCTGGCTTCCTGCTATGTTGTCTTCGTGGTTCTGTTATTATATCTCTTTCACTACTACCTTGTATTATTGGTTTACCTTTAATTCCTAATAAGCAAAATTCAACTTGCATACGCACGTTTCTACCCATACCCATTTTAACTTTATCCCATACAATAGTGGCTTTATATTCAAAACCCCATTCTTTCATAATGTCAAAACTATCTCTTAAAAAAGCGTGTGTAGTCCAAAGAAACAAAACGCTATCATTAGCAGCAGGTATTTCTATTTTTTTTATTTGTTCTACCGTAATTGTTGGGTAGTCTACTGCGCCTCTGTTGTTTTGTGCATCATAGTCATCACTACTAAAGCCGCCTTTTTCATTATATGCCCACGGTGGATCTATTGCTATAACGTGATACTTTTTGTCTAACGTTGTTAAGTTTTCGTTTTCTATTTTTTGTTTTACTTCTTGTATTTTTTTATCTCTTTCCTCTTTCTTTTCTTCTTTTTTTATTTCTTTGTATGCTGCGTTTATACTTACTTCGCCTGTTGCAAGTTTTGCTTTTACTTCTTGTGGTGCTTTAGCTTGTATTTTTTTAACCTTTGCTATTGTATCGTGTCCAACAGAAGCTATTTTTGCAAGTTCTTTTTTTGTGTCTATTTCTTGTTTGTCTGATGTCGGACGAACACGATTTTCTGTTGTTCTTATTTGATTTTCCTTTGCTTTTTTACTAAAAACTTCTTCAAGTTCTAAAGCTAAAACACTTCTTTGGTAGTTGCTTAAGTTACGTCTTCCAAATTGGTTTAATATCATCCATTCTTTTACGCTTTCTTCACTACTAAAATACTTGCTTGTAGTTTTATATTCCAAGTCGAAACGTTGCGCTATACTAAACCTGTTGTGTCCGTCAATTATAAAGCCGTTCCAAGTTATTATAGGTTCTCTTATTCCTTCTTCTAATATGTTTGCTTCAAGCTGCGCATATTCTTCTACACTTAGTGCTGGTATTAAATTTTTAAATTCTTCTTTTACTTCCATTTTAATCGTATAAATTATTGTTTAACCTTCTTTTAATTATGTCTAAGTCTGCAATCGTAGTGGCTTTTCTTACGTCTTTTTCTAAGTTGTAAGTTTTCTTCGGTACAGGTATTTTACCGAATATTTGTTCGTATTCTTCTGTGTCTACTTTTAGCATTGCATCGTTTGACTTTGTTAAGTCTTTATAGCGTTTTATTCCGTGCATTACTGTTGCGTGGTCACGATTAAAAAATGAACCTATCTTCTCAAAGTTCATTCCGTGTTTACGCATAATAGTGTACATATACATTCTCCTATGTATTAAAGGCGAATAACGCTCTTTGCTATTAAGTCCGTCTTTCTCTATTACCTGTTTAATTAAGTCTTCCATATATCCAAGTTATTATAGCGCAATAGATAGCTTCTATTAGTCGCATAGTTCAATTTTTATTATAAGTC